GCTGGTGTTACATGGAATCCTGTTGTTAACACTTTGAAACAAGTAACGGTTGATAGTGACGGTGACGGTAATTTTTCATTTGGTGCATCCATTAATCAGCCAATTCCAGCAGGCACGAAATTCAGAATTGTACATAAAAAGTTGTCGGGTGGTGGTACATTAACATTGGACAGTCCAACAGGAACTAATGGTGATGCTAAAGCTTTAACAGGATTTTCTGCTAAAGCAACAATCGGTTGATAAAATCAATATCACAAGAATTAATTAAAAAACATGCTGATGAATTTTTTGATAAAGGGCTTAGACGGGCCATAGAGATATCAAAAAGTAAATTGCACGGTCAAAATAATTCGATCGTCCAAAGTATAATTGAGGCTCTTGAAATGGAAATCAAAGATCCTTTGTCCCCTGGTCGGTATCAGATACCGGATAATATGAAAGATTGACAATGCCCCATGATGATTTATCCGCCGCAAAAGGCATTATTATTGGATTAATGGTTTGTTCTGTTTTCTGGGTTGCCGTTATTGTATTTTCTTAAATAAGGCTGCTGTGGCGAGCGTCGTCCTTAATGCGGGCGGATGTTGCACGGCGGGCCTGTCTCTCACTCCTTTTATTGTACCTGTCCAGGATGATTAAAACCCTATGTGGTTTGTGGCCGGTTATGGCGGCAATGTCCATTGGGTCAATGCCTGCATCAAAGAGATTTGTTACAGCTGTATGACGCAGTTTGCCCATGGTCAGACTTAAAATGGTTTTGTCCTGTTTGGCGGCTTCGTTCCTTATATCCCTGAAATGTTTTCTGAGGTTGTCAATCTTCCACGGTTTGCAGGTATGCTGTGCGGCCAGGATGTAAATTGACCAAGGCTGTCTTATTTTTTCGGCCACCAGGCGAAACTTGATCCGGGGGGATGCATCAACGGTCACGTTTGATCCGGTCTTCTGTCTTTTGAATTTAAACGTGGATGATTTATAGCAAGCCCATGTCAGTTTTATAATATCCTGCGGATAATGGCCAAGCCATTCCATGAGTAAAATAGCTGTGCCAATTGATGGATCAATTCTATCGGCAATTGTCACCATTAAATCAATTTGTTCCTTTGACCATATTTCTATGGTGGCTGAATAGCTTTCAAGCTTTTGTTTTGCCCATGGGTTTAAATCCAGCGTTTTTGGGGCTCCTGCGTATCCATGTCTTATCGCCCAGCTGGTCGCAGCCTGTCCGGTTCTTATCACCTGTGCGGCCTTGCCGGGCTGATTATGGAATTTGTGTTTCAGATCATTTACCATGGCGGAAGTTATTTTCTGGATGTCAATTGGACCAAAGGCCGTGGATATTGATTTAAGCCCGGCGCGGTAAAACTTTTTTGTGCCGGTGCTTAAACCATCATATTCAGGAGAAGCCACCCATGTGGCCAGCAAATCATGAAATTTAGTTGTGATCATGACGTTGGTATCCGATGCATTATCCATCCGCCACTTTGTCAGTTTCTGGGTCAAGGCGAACGCCTGCCCCAGAGCAATGTCACGATTACCGTCAAGACGTTCGATATTCCATCCCTGGTCAATCAACGCCTTTGAAGGCTGCCAGTAATGGCGGGAATGTTGCGCGGTGCCTTTGGTCACAAAATATTTAACTCTCATCAGAAGTATCTCCACCGCCATTTGCATCTTCACTTTTCGGAATTTGCCATGGGATTTGCTGGGGATAGTCATGATATGAAGTTATGCCCATTGCGGTATCATCAGTAATAAATATTCCGATCTGATGACACAGATTGGCAAAGCCGTTTGTTTCTTTCCGGTGTTTCCGCCACTTCATACAAAGATCATATAAGATTGCGCCACGGGTCGCGCGGCGGTTGTTGAATGCCTTACGGCAGGGCTGGCTGCAAAATTTCCGCCAGGCCTTTTTAAGCAGCGGTGTTTTGCAGTAAAGACAATTGTCGGTGTGTTTATCTGATTTCATGAGGCGTCCTTTTTTAATATGTTCTATGGCTTACGACTAGCCATTTATTAAAATGCGCCTAAAATAAGGACTTGTCAAATAAAAAAATAACTGTTAGTTATGATTTCTAGCTTATGGAGATTGAAATGAAGTTTGATGAATGGTTTAAGAAAACTGGCAAGAGCAACAAAGATGCGGCGCGGGAACTTGATGTTACGCCAAACTATATCAGTATGTTGCGGAATGATTGGCGAAATCCAAGTGTAGGGATGATAAGGAAAATTTTAAAGATGACGGATAATCTTGTTCCTATTACGGTTTGGTTTCATCTTTTGGAGAACGCCGAAATTGAATATTGTTGTGAAAAATGTGGGAAAGTCTTTATTAGTATGATGCCCGCTGTTTTTTGTGATGAACATACACCGACACCATTTGATGAACATGAATAAGCAGTATTCTCTAAAGATTGAAGATATAATATCATTGTTGAATGCTCAATGGGATAGCCTGGTTATTGAATTGGTGCCCAATGTCAAGCAATATCAGGGATATTTCACTGTGGGTGATCTGGATGGGAATTCGGGTTCTTCGTTGGTTTTATATCGTGGGGCCAAGGCGGGATCATGGCGGGATTATTCAACGGAGGACAGTGGTGACGCGTTGATCCTGATTGAAAAACAAGTTACTGGCGGTGACCGTGGCAAGGCGATTGGCTGGGCCAAACAGTGGCTTGGTATTGATGATGAAAATGAAATCACGTTTGAGGCCCGGAAAAAAGCCGCGCGAAAGCAAAAGCAGAAAAACGACCATCTGATCAAGCAACAACTGGAACAGCGATTAAAGCAGGCCAAGGCCATTTTTCTTTCGGCTTCCGATAAGATGCACGGCACGATGGGGGAAGAATATTTTATCAGCAGAGGAATTGATTTAGGCGATCTTTTGGGAAAAATCCGAGCAGTACGGTTTGAGCGGGAATGTTACGAGGCAGAAACCAGATCGCATCATCCGGCCCTGGTGTCGTCCATATCTGTGCCAAATGGCGATAAGCTGGAAATGTCAATTCACCGAACATATCTGCAATATGAAATCAATGCAGACGGTGAATGTTTAAGCGTTATCAAGCTAGCGGTGAAAAATCCCAAAAAGGTTCTTGGCGATTACCGGGGGGGTTATATTCCATTATGGCGGGGCAAGAGCAACAAGATTATTTTCAAGGCTGATCCATCTGAATGGGTTGTCATTACAGAGGGTATTGAAGACGGGCTTTCGGTTGTGATTTCTGATCCTGATTTCAGAGTTTTGTGTGCGGTGAGCCTTGCTAATATGGCGGCGATTATTTTGCCATGTAATGTTAAAAATGTGATATTGGTCAAAGATAACGATTGGAATAATATCAAGGCGGAACAAGCGTTTGAGCGGGCCATTGATTGGCATCATCAAAATGGGCGACGTGTAAAAATATTAAAAACGCCTGCTTCTGTTGGGCATGATTTGAATGAATGGTTATGTGGAAATTTTCAAAAAAATGACTAAGAAGAATGATAAGAAAACGAAATCAGATATCAAAAATGCCCTGAACTCCGCGCCGGAAATTCTGCCGGAAAATCAAGATGATCTGCCGGATAAAAAAGATGAAATTACCGGGCCGGTTGAGCAATATCCGAATATTTATAGTCTGCCTACTGATTTTCCGGTTGTGTGTTTGGGTGTTATGGGGGAGGTTGCATATTTCCTGGACGGGATGAGCCAGTTACGACCTTTGAAGTTCAAGGATTTTGCTAAAACCAGATTGCAGAGTTTGTTTATTCCCCACCCTAATATCGTGCATAATTATTGGCCAAGGTTTGATAAGGATGGAAAAGAAACAGGTGGCTGGGCGGCGGAGGTCTGTGCAACTGTTCTTATGACACATGTTGCCAAGGCGGGTATATTTAACCCGGTTGAACGCATTCGCGGGCGGGGGTGTCATTTATCGGAAACGGGTGAATTAATATGGCATTTGGGCAATGTTGTCTTGATTGATGGGGACCGCCAAAAGCCCGGATATATTGGGGAGCATGTCTATCCGGGTGCGGAAAAATGCATGGTTCCAAAGTATCATGATGATATTGAATTTCCGGGATATGATCTGAAAGACTTGTTTAATCAGTGGGAGTTTTCCCGGCCAGGTCTTGATAGTGAATTGTTGCTTGGATGGGTGATGGCCAAAGATCGGCGGGGCATTGTCATGGCGGCCTCTTATGTGGATTACCGGGGGATCGGCGACCGGGAAATCAACTTTGCAGCTGATTTTAAAAACAGTTTTAAATGATGTTATTGCCGTGACGAACACAACGGGTGCCGGGATATGGCAGAAACTGGGATTTGATACATTGCCGGTCATGGTAGATGAATTGGAAGCAGAGGCGGATAATAGGCAGGCAGAGAAAGTCATCAAGCTTGCGCGGGAAGCTGCCAGTGGCGGCGCGATTTTACGGGGTGGATCAGATCATCAGGGTATGGAATTTCATGCAAAATCCTGCTTCCTGTTCTCGTCAATTCTTCATCCCCCCCTACCCCCCCAGGATAAAAATAGAATGGCAATATTGTCTTTAAATCCTATTCCAGCCAAGCGCCGCGCACCTGATCTTGATTTACCGCGATTAAGAAGAATTGGTCAATCTTTGATGGAGAGATTTCACAGGCATTTCAAGGTTTTTCCAGAAATTCTTGCGGCGTTCGTTGATGGGCTTATTGAGGTTGGTCATGGTGGCCGGACTGCGGATGTTTTTGGAACACTTCTGGCTTGTTCACATATCGCGCAATATGATGAAATTCCCACAGGTGAACAGGTTAGTAAATGGGTTAATGAATTGTCTGTGGACATCCTGCATCAAAATGACGATCAGATGGACGATGCCAGGTCATGTTTGCATCATTTGTTGACGACTGAAATTGGGCCATGGTCAGGGGGAACGCAGAAAGTGATTAGTGAAGTTATTTATGCGGCGGTGGATGAAATTAAAAGAACAGATATGGATAATAACAACTGTAAAGCCCTAGAAAGATATGGCATGAAGATTATAGTGGCCGGTGAAACAAAAGGCCGTGGTGATGAGCCGGTGGAATTCATATTGCTTGTATCAAACCAGCATAGAACGCTCGGTGAATTATTCAAGGGGACACAGTGGCAAGGGCGCAGTGACGGGCCAGGTGTATGGACGCAATCGCTCAGGAGGCTTGACAAAGCGCAAGCATGGGCACCTGTGCGCATTATGGGTGTTGCTCAGCGTTCTACGGCCCTCTTTATAGAGGATATCATTGATTTTAAAGGCAAGCCGTAATCATCCACAAACATTTCGAATATTACATTTCCTTAAAAAAATAACTGTGGTCGCGACCAGCGGCCATTCCTTTTGAGTCTGTTTTCTCAGATAAACCTTGACTTTACCCTTACCCCGACCCTAAATTCTTTTAAAGAAAGACGTTTTTTGTGTTACGGTTACGGTATGTGTTACGCTAGAGCGTAACAGACAAGTCTTTGAAATATATCATAAAATTGAAAGTGTTACGGTGTTACGGTGAATGAGCATCGCGTGATGTGTGCGTGTACGCGCGCGTTGACCCTTAATAAACACCGTAACAGCGTAACATAAACTTATATTTCTCAATTAAGATAGATAAGTAAAGGGGTTAGCCTGTTACGCTAAGTGTTACGTTGTGTGTTACGCTGTAAAATGACCGTAACAGGCTTGCCGGGGGTATTCAGGCGATAGGGTCACCATATGGGGGGATGTTATGGAGTATGGCGGCCATGGCCAGCTTGCGTTCCCTGGTGAGCCGCAGGGCTCCATTTTTAAGGCGCTTAATGCTGCTGATATCAAGGCCAAGATTGTCGGCGGCCTGTTGATTGGTGAATTTACTGTGCTTCATCCAGATAGCCATTAATTCTTGATTTGTCATGCCTATCATCGTCCGAAGCTTTCAAATACAAGTTTTTTATTTTTATAGAGCCTGATCCTGCCATCCTCATGCGTATGCAGAGAGACACCCGTTTTTTTAGGGTTAAGGCGGCGGGCTGGCAGACCGTCAATATTGCTGGGTTTGCGCATCTCTGCATAAACCGTCCAGCCTGCACAGACGTCATATTTAACCATATTCTTTTCCATGTATCACCTATAATTTGTGGCATGATTGCCGAAGAAATTTATTGAGAGTTTATCCCAGTGTAATCTTCTAAAAAAGTAACTTTGCCTTTGACTGGCATCATCATTGATTTTCCTATTTCTTTTTCAGTTTTTACGTATTTTTTATACAGGCAAGGATTTAATTTGGCGGCTGTAATTAGATCAGATTTTGAAGCCATGATGCAGAAGCAGCAAGATAATCTTGTCATTCCTGCTTTATAAGCCCAGTGCGGTTTTTGTCCGAACTTATCGATTATAAAAAAAATCTCTTTTTCTGTCCATTTATGGATAGGCAACCAGTCATACCATTCCCGACCTGCTTTAGAATTACGATTGTTAAATTTGAAGGTTTCACATTTAGCTCTTGATGAGCTTTCTTCTGCTCGAATTCCCATGCAATTGACGACCAGTCCGCCGAATTCAGGATGTTCTTTTAAATATTTTCTGATTACTTTTTCGATTGGTCCACGTTTTAGGTCACTTGTACACTGTCGATATTTTGGGGAAGGAAACATTTTCCGATGCTGAACCATCTCAAAAAAAGTTTTTCCAGCCTTGGTAACAATTACAGGAATATTTCCCGCATACTCATAAACTTTTTCTTCCGTACCAGCCCAGTCAACTTCGGGTAGTTTTGAGTGAATTATTAAAATCTGATCGTAAGGAACAAATTTTTTCAAATAAATTAAAAGTGCCTGGCTATCTTTGCCGCCCGAGTGGTTGCAAATAAATAAACCTTTTCTATCTATAAAATGTTTCAGGGACTTCATTTTTATAACTGGTTTCATGTGATTACTTCCCTGATTAAAAAATAAAACGGTTAAAATTGCCTAAATGATCCATTTTGAAAATGGTGACAAATGCGCCAGACGAGATACGGTTGGAAACTTCAAGATTATCCCCTCTTGCATCAATGATCAGATATTGCCCAGGTTTAATTGTTGTTTTACCTTGGCGGCGAGTGTAAATTTCTTTAATCATGTGTTTGGCTCCTTGGCTGTTGATAGCTCAGAAATAGGCGCAGGATGCGCCGGTGTCAAGAACAATTTGAAAATATGTTACTTTTATTTTAAAATGCCGGATGATAAAAGAATTAAATATTAGGTGTTTATTCATGGAAAGTGACGAAAGCAAAAAAACAGAAACTCCAGCCGATCTTATTGACTTTAAGCAACAGTCATTGCCACTGATTGAAACGGGTCGGGATGTTGAAGGGCTTGTGCGGATCATCGATTTTAATATGGGATCAGATGAGAAGCGAGGGCCGGGACGACCGGCGGGCAGTAAGAATAAACGGGCTGAGGATTGGGCAGATTATATATTGACGCAATATCGGTCACCTCTGATCCTATTTGCTGAGACATATAGCCGGAGCCTTGAAAGTTTACAGAAAGAGCTTCATTGCACGGCTAAGGAAGCGTTCATGATCCAGATGGATGCGGCAACCAGGTTGGCACCATACATTCACCAGAAGCTGCCACAGGCAATAGAGATTGAGACAGAGAAGGGACTGATTAACTTGACAATGGTGATAAGTGATGCGTATGCTGATGTTGCCAAAGCCCGAGGGATGATAATAGACCAAGCTCAAGAAGTCGAAATCCCAGAAGAAATTACAAACGAGAAAGCCAAGTAAAATCAATGACTTATCATTTTACAATTTCAGAAGTTGGACGCCATAAGTTGGACGCCACATGCTATGTCATTGTAAATAAAACATTTTCCGCAGCGAAACAGGTTATTAATTATAACCTGTTTCGGAGAGGGGCGGCTTCCCCCCAGGCCGACCCCTCCCCCTCCCCTTTTCATATTTGGACTTCTGACAGCAACGGCCCCCCGAAATCGCGACTTTTCCTTTACCTAACTGGTATAGGTTCACGATTATGTCGTATTTTTGCCAATTTGATAAAAAAAATCGGAAAATTCTCAGGTGGACAGGGGGGTTGGGGGGATGAGTGAAATCTTCAATGTGTCATATCAACCTCCAGGGCCAGTAAGTCAGGCGTATTATGAGTGTGAAGCTTTAGTATCAATGATTATGGGTCCGATTGGGAGTGCCAAGACGTCAACGGCACTAATGAAAATCGTTCTTAAGGCCATGATGCAGAGGAAAAGTCCGCGCGATGGTGTGAGATATAGTAAATGGGCTGTGGTGCGTGATACCTATCGAAAATTACAGAAAACAACAATACCATCATGGCAATTCTGGATACCTAAAAAGCTTGGTGCATGGCGGGGTGGTGGTGGCGAACCATCAGTTCATCATATCAGATTTAACATTGCGCCAAAGGGCCATCCGAATGATATTGTTGATATGATTGTTGAATTTGTGGGGCTTGGTGATCAGTCGGTTGAGGTAGCTATGCGTGGGTGGGAAGGCACAGGCGCATATTTGAATGAGGCCGATACTCACAGCCCGGATGTTTTGACGTTCATCCTTGGCCGTGTAGGGCGTTACCCAGCCAAGGGACATGGTGGGCCATCATGGTACGGGGTATGGTGTGATATGAATGCCCCTGATGAAGATAACTGGACTTATGATAAATTCATTGAAAATCTGGCGGAGGGATTTGAATTTTTCCGGCAGCCCGGCGGCCTTGATAAAGGTGCTGAAAATCTGGAAAATCTGCCAGAAGGATATTATGAAAACCAGATAAAAGGCCAGCCGGATTGGTATGTCAGGCGGATGATACATAACCTGTTTGGCTATAGCCGGGACGGGAAACCAATTTTTCCAGAATTTAATGATATAATTCATATTGCAAATGCAAAGCTTTTGCCATTACCCGGCCTGCCGATACATGTGGGGATGGATCAGGGGCGGACCCCTGCGGCGATTTTTGCCCAGCAATTGGGGGATGGCCGTTGGCGGGTGCTGCATGAATTATGTTGTTTTGATGTTGGTGCGGAAAGTTTTGGGCGGCTGTTTCTGAAAGAGGTTGCCGATCATTTTACAGGATTTTCAATCGGGAATATTTGGTCTGATCCTGCCGGTGAATTTGGATCGGATCATGATGAACGCAGTTGGGTGGAAATTGTTACGGCGACAATCGCGTATCGCGTGAAAGGCTCACCAGTGCCGGGGAATAACCTAACGGACCGGTTTGCGGCGGTACAGGGGCCGTTGACACGCATGGTCGATGGGCAGCCCGGAATATTGATTTCCCCCACATGCAAGATGTTGCGCAAGGGTATGAATTCAGCCTATAAATTCAAGCGAATTGCGCAGGCCGGCGGTCATGAAAGATTTCATGATAAACCCGACAAGACACCAGAAAGTCATATTAGTGAAGCCCTGCAATATCTGTTGTGTGGTGGTGGTGAACATATGGCGCTGAAACGGCGACAACAAAAAAGAAGTTCCGGTAAAATGACAATTGCGAAAGCAACCTTTAACCCATTAGGAAGGCTTTAAGATGACGGAAACATTAAAATCAGAAATTGATTTCTTTGTGGAATAAATGAAAAAGTGAACTTGATATGTGTGATGATTTTAAAGTGGTACCTTTAAAACCAAGACAAAATTCAGATGCTGTTGAAGTATTAGAGAGTGTTATGAAACAAGTAAAATCTGGTAAAATCAGAGCTATCGCTATTTCATGGGTTCGTCCAGATGGAACAATAGGCGGTGATATAAGCCATGGGGACAATAACTTCTTCATGGTTGCCTCTGTCAGAAATATGATGAGGTATATTGAAAAATTGACATTTGATGGTGATTAAAATGAGTAAAATTATCAAACCAGAGGCTATGATCTTGATGCCGGAGAAGCCTCGGATTTTGGCTATTTTTGATATGCTGAAAGATGTGTTTGATGCGGCTCCTGAAAATTTGCCTGGGTTTTATGTGCATCCAAATGATAAGTGGACGGGGGATGCGTGGGTGGATAGTAAAGGGCATTTGCATATGTGTGAGGCTGATTTCTTCAAACTCAAAAACATGGGAATGCCGACAAACCACATGAAAACCATTCGTGATGTGTCAATGCATAAAATTGATGTTGCCAAGAAAATGATACGAACCCTTAACCCGGACCAGCAAACAGCAAAGAATTCTGCCTTGCTTGATACCCTTGGTCCCCAAACAGTGAAGAATTGACATGACCCACGATAATAATACTATTTGTGATTTTGTATGTGAGAAGTTGGCTTCGGAATTGGAAAATAAAACGCCGGTTATTCCAGAAGATAATCTGGAAAGCCTGGGATTTGATAGTCTTGATAAGATCGACCTTGCGATGCAGTTTGAGGATGAATATAATATCGAAATTATTGATGATACTGATCACCTGAAAACGGTTGGTGATATCATTAATTTAATAAGTCAAAAAGTTCAGGAAAAACAATAATGTCTATTGATATTTTGGTTTCGCCCGCAAAGCCCCATATGGTCGATTGGTTTTTTATGGATCATGATATTATAGACGACCTGGGGCTAAAGACGACGAAACAAAACTTATTATGGCAAATCGAAAATAGTTGGGCGTTAAGTTTTAAGGCGGGGATTCCTGGTTATTCATTGACACCCCTCGCCCTTGCAGGGCTTTTTTGTGATCCTGATACCAATGAAGGTCAAGTATGGTTTCGTCCAACAATATCAATGCCCGTCCATTATAGGGCTCTATTAAGAATTTTACCCCGATATATTAAATGTTTGGGTGATCTTAGTGATTGTTCAAGAATAACAACTTTGCTTGATCCAGATAATAAAAATTTCAAGAAGTTTGCAACGCTCGTCAAGTTTCGTTATAGTTCCGATCTTGATATTAATGGTGTGTCATTTGAAGAATGGGAATTTAGAGGATAAATCATGGTAAGCACTGTCAAAAAACTTTTTAATTTATCCACGCTTGAGTTGTTCAGTAAAGCCAAGGCTGAGGGTCCGACTGAGGGTGAAATTTTGGCGCAGGCACAGGCCAGATCGGACGAAGAACAGCGGGCCGCCGAACTGCAATCCGAAGCAGGAAGCAGAAAAACTGGCCGCGCCGCCAAGGCCGGTCGTCAATTGCTAGCGTTCATTCCGGGGCAGGCCGGTAAAAAGGATACGGTTGGTTAATATGTCAAAACATGCTGATGATGAAAATACTCATAAAGACGGCGCGAAATTCATTCGTCGGGCAAAAAATGCATTCAATAACCAAAATGTTGATAAACATGAAATCCGAGATATTTATAAATTCGCGATGCCGAACCGCAATGATTTTGAAAGTGAAGATGATCGGATGGTTGGTGTGTATGACAGCACCGCCATTAATGCCACGGCACGATTTGCCAATCGGATGCAATCGGAATTAACACCGCCGTTTCAGTCATGGTTCGTTATCAAGGCCGGAAGCGTATTCACCGATGATGATCAACGGCTGGAAATGAATAAACAACTGGAAATTGTATCGCAAACGGCCATGGCCGCGTTGACGTCCGGGGGATTTACGACAGCATCCCATGAAGTTTACCAGGATTTGGCGGCGGGCCAGGGGGCAATGCTGATATTAAAAACGGGTCAGGATGATTTTCCGATCCGTTATATTTCAATTCCCGCAAGCCAGGTCGCGACAGAAGAAGGTGCATGGGGCCAACAGGTCGGGCTATTCTGGAAACGTAAAATCCCGGCAAACCAATTAAAGGGTTTCTGGCCGGATGCGAAATTCAGTAAGTCGCTGGAAAAACTTGTTGGTGGGGACGCCTCTGAAAAGTCAACAAAACTCTCAATATTCATGGCCTTTACAAAGGATGGGGATATATGGTCATATGACGTTATTGTTGAGAAAGATAACGAAGTTATATTTTCTCAGGAATTCAATTACAAGCCGTTTGTTGCGCCGCGCTGGTCCAAAATGTCCGGCGAAACCCGTGGCCGTGGGCCACTTCATTTAGCACTGCCGGACATCAAGACGATCAATAAGGTCAAAGAACTTTTGTTGATGAACGCGGCGCTGGCTATTGTTGGTGCCTATACTGTTCTGGATGATGGGGTGTTGAATGCGGATAATTTACAGATCGTCCCAGGGGCATTGATACCGGTTGCATCAAACGGGAGTGGTTTTTCCGGTCCGTCCATTTTGCCGCTACAGACTTCGCGAAGTTTTGACATAACCCAATTGTTAATTGAGGATTTAAAAGTATCCATCAAAAAAATGATGCTTGATGATAATCTTCCGCCAGAGCTTGGCGCGGTGAGGTCCCCAACAGAAATCGTTGCCCGTGCAAAGGAGCTTGCGGTTGATAGTGGTGCTGCATTTGGCAGGTTGCTAGATGAATGGATTGTTCCCGTTATCCAAACCACAGTTGACATACTGGCCGATCTTGGTGTTTTTAAAACAACTTTTAAGCTTGATAATCTGGTATTTAAAATTCAGGTATTATCATCCCTTGCCCGTGTTCAGGATTTGGCAGATATCGAAGCCGTCACGCAATATGTTGCCGTGGGGGGGCAGCTTTTTGGACAAGAAGCAGTTATGGTTGCCACAAAACTTGAGGAACTGTTGCCGTGGATTGCGGAACGGATGGCCGTTCCGGCCAAATTTATCAGGGATAAAGATGAACGGGAAATATTTTCCGATCAACTTGCCGCACAGAAGGCCGCGCAAAGCGGGTTGTTGGACGCCTCAAATCAAAATGAACCACCACAAACACAAAATGGAGTATTAGCCGCATGACCGGACACCAACTTGATGCAACGACCATCATTGAAAACCTGAAAAAAATGGGCATGACTGGTGAAAAAAAAGAACAATCCGAAAGTCAGTTATATAAAAATGCTGTGTCCCGATACCGTGTTGGTCAAACATTTCATAACGTGTTCAACACAGAAGACGGCAAGGCCGTTCTTAATCATTTGATGGATCAAACATTGCGGCGGCCTTGCTGGAATAAAGAATTACCATCTGACCATTGTATGCCGCAGGGCCTTCACCGTGAAGGACAGAATTCAATAATGCAGTTGATTTTGAATTATATGGCTATTGCAGAAAGTCCACCGCCAACGGAACCAAAGAAATCAAATGACATCCCCCTAAATTAAAGGAGAATTATCATGGTCGTTAAGAAATCCGCTAAGGCGGAAAAAGAAAATGCAGCGATTAAATTGAAGGCTGCGGAAAAAGCACACCTTCAACCCGGCAGTAATTTAAAAACGGGACGGTCTTCCAATCAATCTGGCGCGGCGGCCATGAATGCGGCGGTCAAACGTGACGTCGAAAAGCAGGCGCAGGAAAATGAACAGACTGCAACAAAATTGGAAGAAGCTCAGGAAGACTTTGATGAGAAATCCGAAATCGTTGTCCAGGAAGAAGATGCCGAAAAGGCAAAAAAACTTGCAGCGGTTGAGCAGGAAAAAGAAATCGAACGCCGTGCAGAAGCCCGTTTTCAGAAAAAGATGGCGGCTGTTCCAAAGACTGTGACCGCGCCAATGCCGTCTGTTGTTGACCCGCATGATCATACCTACTGTTGTCATCGGGCGACCCAGACGATTGACTATATTGGAAAACTGCTCACCGGGTTGCCTGTTGAAAAGCCCGCTATGTCGGTATGGCTCAAAATGCTTGATAGTCTTGCCGTTAAAACCCAGGCACGGTCAAAAGGACCGGCTGTATTTAAAGTTCCAAAAAAGATGACTTACTTTGGTTCGATCAAGGGTGATTTCGGATCAGATCGTAAAAATGATATTTTTATGAACGAATTTCGCGGTCATTGTGAGAATTTGATAACCGTTCTTGAGGATTTTTCAGGTGATTGGCAGCACCCCCTGATTTTCTATACAAGGGCTTTGATAAAGGCTATTGAATGAAAATCGCGATTGTTGGTCATGGGCTTCTAACCCGTGACCAGGCCCCTTTTGAAGACCTCGAATGGCAAGTATGGGGGCTCAGTTTAAGGGAATTTCAATTTCAGCAGGAATATGATGTTGCACGGCCTTTTGATGTGTTGTGGGAATGCCATAATTATAAATGGGAACCGGATTATAATTCATTTATGAAACGTAACAAGGTAAGATTTCCCCGGAATAATTATAGAAAACTTGCCGGGCCGGAAGGTTTTAAATCTTCCCTGGCTTATATGATCGCAGAGGCAATATTATTGATGCCTGCTGAGATCGCATTATATGGATTTGATTGCAGTGTTATAAAACGAGAAGAATATAACGATCAGATCCCAAATATTAAATATTTTATGGGCCTGGCCACAGGTAAAGGCATTAAAGTTTCTGCCCCTGAAATATGCAAATTATTTGAAACTTCAACATATGGAAAATAACAAGGAGCCTTGATGTGTTTGTTTTTAGAGAAGATGCCATGCCGAAATTTCTTTATCCCCTGTATATAGACGATGGGGGCGATGGTTCAGGCGGCGGCGGTGATAATGCCGGTGATAATGACGGCCATGATAATAGTGGTGGCGCTGATGATAAAGCCGGTGATATCAATCCAGATAAAATCAAAGATTTTTCCGATGATGACGGGTCAGGCAAAAAAACGGATGATACGCAGGCCAAAAAATCCGATGATGCGGATGGTGACGCCGATGGTGCTGCGGAAATCAAGGTTGCACAAGCAGGTCTTGATAAGTTGTTGGCGGCCCGTGACGGCAAAAAAGACGATGATAAATCCAAAGGTGATTTGAATTTTGACCATTTGCCACAACATCTGCGCGGGAAAGATGCGACTGATACAATTGAGAAGCTTTATAAGGCATATCAGGGCCAGCGCAATAAAGGAACCGCACCAGAAGATGTTGCTGATTACAAGTTGGATCTGCCAGAGAATGTTTCCAATTTGATCAATCCAGATAGTGATGACGACAAGCCCCTGTTTGTTGCCATAAAGGATTTGGCAAAAGAAAATGGTCTTTCAACTGATCAGTATAATAAATTCATTGGTGGATTGTTGGGGAAGTTTCAGGAAATGGGGCTTGTTGAGGTGCCGATTGATCCTGATGAACAGTTTAAACTGATCGGTGGTAAGGGCGGCATCAAGAAAGGTCAACAGATCGCAGAGGTCACCAATAATTTTCTGGAAGGTTTATATCGCAAAGAAATCTTTGATAAAGATGAATTTGTAGAGGCGAAAATCATGGCCGGGACAGGCATGGGCATTCGGGTAATGATGAAACTGCGGGGCCTTGCTGGCTTTCAGGAGATACCCACTAATTTCGAAAGCCAGGACGGGGGCAATACCCGTGCTGAATTGCAATCGCGTTTGGCAGATCCCCGTCAAAAAAATGACCCCGCCTTCCAAAAGGAAACAGATAAACTGTATGAAGAAAAATATGGTAAATAAAAAACTTGACAAATATAGGGAATATGGCGTTAATATTCCCTATATCGCCCCTGATTAATATCAGCCGGTAATTGAACATTAGTAAGACAACCTGATAATATGGCTCCTGCAATATGCAGCCCTGAAATATTGGCCCTTGATCTTGCGGATGAATAAATTTTTATTTCAACCGTGACATAACAGGAGATCAATATGTCCAAAACATTATCAGTCGCACAGGCAAAATTATTTGATGATCAGATCAAAGTTGCCTATTCCGCCATGGGTGGTGCGCTCAGTCCCACCGTTTATAAAAAAGTCAACAAAGGCGTTAAAACATTCCAGTTTGCCAAATTGGGAACGGGTGTTGCCCAGCGCCGGACGTCACAGACAATGGTTAAGTTGATGAACCTTGACCATACAAATGTCACCGCCACCAGTGAAGAATGGCAGGCTGCCGAATTTACCGATGTTTTTGATGATGCAGAAACCAACATTGATGAACGTGCCGAACTCGCCAACATCATTGCTAGTGCAATTAATCGTCGTGAGGATCAGATTTTGATTGATGCATGGGTTGCGGCAACGCCGAATGCAGTCATTGATGTCAATGAAGGCGGTTCAAACACGGGCCTGAATGTGGCCAAGCTTCGCGCCGCTGGTTCTGACATGGATGATGAAGAAGTCGGAACGGACGGCAATGGCAAAGGAACTACT